TTAATTGCCATTTCAAACAGTTCCCAGATAGCTTCTAATATCTTAGCTTCTGTCTTTTCATTAATTATAGGTACATTAATAGATTTGTTTACAGATGCAATTAAATCAGCTTTGACTTCTTCATCTAATAAGTATTCTGCAACTACTTTTCCAAACATTTACGACTCCTTGACTTTTTTTATTTTATAATATAAATATATAATGTTCATTAGTGCAATAGCTATTCCTAAAAAATAAGGCAACATATCCATAAATATTATAGCTTGACTTGCAAAACTTGCTCCAGATACTTTAAGACTATCCATTATTTACTATGTCCATTCATACGAGACATAATCCCATCCATTCTTGATAATTGTTTTTCTAAATCTGACATAGCTTCTATTGTTTGTTCGTAACGTCTATCTCTTACAGCATCTGATTCATTCCATCTGGCAATTAGTTTAATAATCATACCCTCCATGTTGGCTATTGTTTCTGATTGACCTTTGTTTTCTACTTCTAAATTTTTAAGAGACTCTTGTTGTCTCTCTGATTTCTTGCTTAAAGAAACAACTAGGTAGACAAACATTACACCTACTACCCCTATCATTCCAGCTTCTCCGTAAACTGCCATGAAATCCATTATTTCTTTTTCCTTTTCCTCCAAGAGAGAGGATTTATGTTAAATTCTTTTTCATAGAACTTTAACTTGTTTTCCATTTCTTCTAATTGTACACTTTCTTCCAGCTTGTGTTTGTCAACAAGATTCCTAATTTCAGCATGAGCATCCAACACCTCTTCTTCAAGGCTTTGTATTCTGCCTTGTATGTCAATCCAAGCGAAAGTAAGGCTAGAAATAAGTACCCCAAGCTGAACCAATAATTTCCAGTTAATAGTGATATAAGCATTGTCATCAATAATACCAGTACGATAAGAACGAGCAGATTTAATTTCTTCATTCACTTTATTCCCATGAATACCAAAGTGAGTCATACATAGCATTATATTCATTAATCAATGAACTGCTATCAAGTTCAACTTGTGCAACAGTATGATTATTATTTTCTTCATCTAAACTATATCCAACTACAGACCAGCCACTACAATCTGTTACCCCCAATCCTAATGTAATTACATAAACTGCTTTCATTTTAACCTTATTTTATTTGCTACTAATTCATGTTTAACGAGGTCATAATGCCCATGAGTTTCATAGGCATTATTTTTAACCTCTTTGATGTATTCTTTTTCAATAGTTTGAAACGAATCTGATTGCTTTACAATTTCTCCATTAACTAATAAAAAATAATCTTTTGCATCAGGATAAGAAAGTGATTTTAATGACCCATCTTCCATCTGAATAGTCTTTATCATATTAGGCTTAGTATTGCGATAAATTGCAATATCGGAATTATGATTACACTTTCTTATTATCATTTATTTCTCTTCTTCAGAGTCTTTAGGTTTAAATGATTCTTCGAGCAAACGTACAAACCCATCTTTACTCACCATAAGTTGCTGTTGAATAAAGTTATTATTATTGAGTTTATCTTCAATATTCTTTAAATGAGAATATAAAACTTTTTGTTCATCATTTAAATCATTAATCACATCATACTCTTTATCATTTAAGATAAGTTTTGGTGATGTGCTTTCTTTTGTTTTAGCCATCATTGACTCCTTGTTTGTTAATTAAAGTTTTTTAAAATCTTCTATAGCAAGTGCAAGACCATCTGATTGTGCTTTTGCTTTAGCCATGTCATCATCATATCTTTTCTTTTCTGACTCAAGTTGAGATAGTGACCATTCACGCTCTTGGTCATCTAGCTTTTCTCCAGTTGCTGGATTCCAAGCCTTTTGAACCATAGCTACAAATGCTCTTTTTTCTTCTGCTTTTGCTACTTGTGTAATAGCTCCGTCTGCATCTTTTATTTCTTTCTTAGCCTTGCTTGTGACTACTTCTTTTGTTGCAAAACCTACTGTTTTGCCTTTTTTATCTTTGTATTCTGACCAGTTCATAATTATCCTTTTTTAATTTATAAAGCCACTAAGTCTTGACTGCCTAGACCATCAATGGTATAATAAACAGTAGCTCCTACACCAGCTACAGTTATTTGTAATTTATAGCCACTATTGTTATACGCTACTGCGATGTTACTCATAGAACCATTCCTTTTCTCTAGTGTCTCAGTAATTGTTCCAGCTCCATAAACAGCTTGTGAATGACCAAACCATTGACCTTGATTTTGATTATCACTTATACACCAAAGAGTGATTGAGTAATTGTGCGAATGACCTACTGTAAATATATCTGTTAATGTATCTGCACTTACTGATTTACTACCAGATAACCTATATGCCTTAAATCCAGAATTTTGTAACCCAGTAGCGTGAACTATTGCTCCTTTATCTTGAGCCATATAAACTGCTGATACACTAGCATTTCCTAGTGTTACTGAATTGTCTGCTTGTGCGATTGTTGCAAAACCTATAACAGTTTGATTTGTTGAACCAGTAGCACTTACATCAGAAGAATCTCCTAAACAAGTATTGCTATTTCCAGATGTTAAAGTATCTCCAGCGTTGCTTCCAATCATTACATTACTAGCACCCCCAACTATTGAACCACCAGCATCCCAACCTACGGCAGTATTTTCAGATGTAGTACAAGCTGTTAAGGCATTATTACCTATAGCTGTTATATAGCTTCCACTTACATTTGCACTTAACGCACCTTTTCCAACGGCTGTACATTGGTCACCAGATACAAGAGCATTTAAAGCATCTACACCTATTCCAGTATTATTAGTTGCTCCATTCATAGCACCTTGCATTACACCAGAACCTAAACCAGTATTATGAGTAGATGCTCCAGTTGTCCAATCTCCAGATGCAATACCTTGACCTACAAAAGTATTATGTATATTAGCAAGTCCACCATCTCGATACATTGACTGATAACCAATAGCAGTATTGTAATTTCCACTTGTAGTTTCAGACATTGACTGATAGCCAATAGCAACATTGTTAGCTCCAGATGTAAGGGCGGTTAAAGAACTTGTGCCGATAGCAATTGTTCCATCAGAAGCTGTATTATTAGCTAAAATAGCATATCCAGCATTAGCACCAATAGAAATTATATCTGATGCAGTTGTTGCTGTTGCGTTTGCCTCTGTTCCAATCGCAATATTTCTTATACCAGTTGTTATATTTAATGCAGAAAAAGCACCTATTGATATATTTGAATCTCCACTAGTAAGGTCTGTTAAGGCACTTGCTCCAATAGCTACATTATTTAAGGCACTAGCTACAGTACCAGTACCCATAGCCAAATCGCCAATAGCAGTATTTCTGTGAGAACTACTATCACTACCTACATTAAATGCACCAAATCCAAAAACTGTATTATCATCACTCGTATCATTATTAGATAATGAAATGCGAGAGTTGGTGTCTAAAATTAAATCGCTAATCCACGCTGAACCACTATGTCTATCAAACTTCATATTGCCAGATTCATCTCTTACGATTCGACCATAATCAGCAGTATCATCCGAGTTATCTGCAAGTAATTCTAGTATTGCACCTTTACCTTCGCCACCATATATACTTATTTGAGTGTCTGTTGCAGTAGCTCCTTTACTTGCTCCAATACTTAGATTTCCAGTTGCGATAGTTATATTTCCAGCAGATGTAATTCTCATCGCCTCATCTAAAGTTTCATCATTCTGAGAAGTTTTAAAAACTAAATTTGTTTCGGAATTACTGTCTAATCCAGAGTTTTTAATTGCTTCTATACTAGCTCCAATATTACTTGTTGCTGTGTCTATTGGTATTTCAAATTTAATTCCTATTCCATCACCAGCTTCTAAATTATCCCCATCTGCTGATTCAGAACCTCTTATAATTGCACCATAGGCAATTCCACCCCCAGCAGTAATACTTGTGTTTACATCTAAAGATGCTTCTGGAGAAACAACTCCAATTCCTACATTTCCACCTTTAAAATATGAATCTCCATCAGTTCTAATTTGCACATTAGAAGTACCAGCATTATTTTTACCAAATATATAACCACCATCTGTTCCATAAGCTAATATTTCCCAAGCTGGGTTAGTGTTATTATGGTAAAATGTTTGAAGTCCATCTCCAGCATGGTCACCTTTTATTTCTAATTTATTGCTAGCAGAAACTTTTCCAAGACCTACATTTCCAGTTGAGCCTTCTAAGAAAAAAGCGTTTGTATTTGCATCTGACTCAATTCTAAAATCTAAATCTGCACTACCTTCATTAAAAACAGCTTCAGCAGTACCAAGTCTTAGCATTTCTCTTGAATTAGTTACATCATAAAACAGCATTACTGTTGAAGCTGTTATTCTCCAATCTTGATTATCATCATCGTCCTCAAAAAATATACCAGTATTATCTGTTCCTTTAATGTGTAGCATTGAATCAGCATTGAAACTTGTTGGAGAACCAATACCTAGTTTTCCACTTATATCTGCTGTGCCATCAACATCTAAAGCTAACCCAGTAGAATCTTGTTGTATCTTTAAAGCAGTTGTACCAGTAGCACTTGCGTGGTCATTAATAATAGCAACTAAATCTCTTGTACCAGTATTAGATGAGTTTGAATAAAATGTTCCAGCTCTACCAGATGTTTGTAAAGAACTAGCATTAATATTTAAACCATGAGAGCTAGTTGCACTAGTTACAATTTCTAAACCATATTCATTTTGTGTTTGATTAATTTTTAATCCAGCATCTCCACTAGCTACCCCATCAATAGATAGTTTTGCTTCGCTGGGATCTGAATCTCCAATTCCTACGTTTCCAGATCCATCAATAGACATTCTAACAGCAGTATTAGTTTGAAAATTCATAGTGTTTGTACTATGAGCGTAATTTATATATCCTACATCATTATCATCTACATCACCAAAATAAATAATATTATTTTTATCATTTGGTGTTAAAAATTGCATAGCGTTATGGTCGTTATTTTCAATAGTAAATTGAGCGTTAGCATTAGTATCTACTGTACCAGCAGTTGCTTTATGGATGTGCATATTAGTGTCTGGAGACGCAGTTCCAATTCCAATTTTATTATTACCACCATCTACAAAAAACATATTAGCATTATCATTAGACTCAATTCTAAAATCTACATCATTAGAATTTTCATTAATTATTACCCCACCATTTAAATATAATGTACCAGTACCACTTCCATTAGCATCTAATCCTAATGAACCACCAGAGGTAATATCTCCACCAGTTACAGTTAAATCTCCAGTAAGAGTTACATTTCCAGATGTATCAATAGAAATTCTTTCAGTATCATTTTGAAGAATTGCTAAAGCGTGATTTGATACTGCACCCATCCATACTTTTGTATCTGTTACGTATGATGACCATCTAGCATTATTAGTTGTATCAATAACGTTTAATGATGGATTAGTAGCGTGTTGTATGGTTGTATTTCCACTTATATCTACTGCACCATTAATATCTATGGTAGTAGCAGTTAATTCTATTTCTGTATCTGAAACTAAATCTAAAACTCCATCTGCTGATTGATGTATATAACTTGCATCATCCCCAAATTCTAGCCTATTTGTGCTAGTAATCATTACTGCATCAGTTGCTAATGTTAATGCAAAAGTATTATCATTTTTTCCATCTTTTACTGCTACATGAGTAGTTCCATTTCCACCGCCATCTCTGTCGGTATGCAATAGCTGTTCATAACTATCTGCTATCTTTTGTCCTTCTAATTTTGCCATAATATTATCCTTCTAAATCTTCCCAGTTTTGAGTTTGTTCTTCCCATATTAATTGTGATGACTCAGCCCCACTCCAACCTATATCATATATAGCTTGCATAATTGTGGTAGCTGCTAATCTTAATGCACCTAACATTATCTTAAAGCAACCATATTTGTAGCTGTTGTATTTGTAGCTACTACTGTTGTAAATTTAATTGGAAGGATTTGACCGCTTGCTAAATTTGTAAATGTTATATTGTTTCCAGATTGCATGGTTACAACTACGTTACCACCTACTCCTACATACAATGCTGTATGTGCTCCTACTGCGTGGTCACTACCGCCATGAACTGCAGTAACTGCAAGTGCGTCTTCGTAAATCATTTGGTTTAATGATTCTACTACTGTATATTTTGAACTACTTGTTGCCATCTTGTTTCTCCTTTGTATGCCTTACCGAGCTTGACAATTCTCATGGGCATATTGGTATTATGTAAAGTCTGGTAGCCTTATCATTCTAGTGCCACCAGTTTTATCTCTTTTTCTAGCTCCGTGTTTCTTAGTGGCTTCTATCCACTTTCTTTCATGCACTTGTGAAAGATTTAAACTAACACCAGCTATATTGCCATCTGTTGCTAAACCAGCTCTATCTTGGTAGAGTCTTGATTTAACATAATCTATAATTGAACTATGAAATACATTGTCTACATCTGGAGTATCTGTAATTGCACTAACTGCATTAGGTTCTCCGTAGTAATGAATTAAAAGACCATTAGTAACTGCCTCATCAATAGGCTTGTATTGACCTAATTGAGAATGAGTCGTACCGGCTGTCTTACCTTTTGTAGTAACAATAGCTAAATGGTTTCCTTTAATAAACCAAGCTATATAATTTTCTGGGTATGTATATGTACTAGCCATTAATCTATGTCCATTGTTAATATCTCTCCATCTAGCAGTCTAGGTATCTTTACATACTCCCCACTAGAATCCATAAAATCACATCTAAATACTTTATTAACTTCTAATCCAGAATTGTTATCGCTTAACGTATACCATTGTTGGTCTACTACCGTAGTAGTCTTAGCGTATTCTATTTTAGTAGAATACTTACCAAGCTCAACTAAAGCTTCATTAATTAAATTTATAATGTAATTTTCTGGGGCATCTGGAAAAGTTTGCCTTATTCTTGATATAATTTTTTTTACTGTTAAACTATGTACTGCCATTATTCTGCCTCTTCCCAACTTAAAGTTGTATCTTCCCAATTATTGACATTAAAACTAGACCACAATCCTTTTATAATCCAAGTAATAGAAGTAGGTAATATAACTGCAGAAAACGAAGGAGAAGTGTTAAGCGTAGTTGCACTAAAAGAAGGTGATGTATTTAAAGTTGCTACTGTTTTTGCCATTAAGCACCCCTCATAATTTGTATACCTTTGTCATAATCAGCTTGCAGTTTAGCTTGTTGTTTTTCATACCATCCGTAGTGAGATGTGTCAACGGCCAATCTTGTTTGAACTTCTGTTGAATAACCTTGTGCTATCCCTAGCTTTGCTTGTATTTCATTTGAATATGATTGAGCTGATGCAACATAACCTTGAGACGCTTGCAAATAAGAACTAGCAGTATCTATATAAGCCCTAACAGACTGAGACTTAGCTCCTGTAAAATTTGCCCTAGCACCTACCTCAGCTACATACCCTTGTGCTTGAGAAATTCTTTGCTGTGCTTCTTTTAAATAAGCATCTCCAGCTTGAATAGTTGTTTGAGCTTCTCTTATGTATGCGTTACCTCCATTTATAAAAGCACCACTTGAATTTACATAAGCAGAAATTTCATTACCATACCCAGATGCAATAGCTATTTTATTTTGTATTTCTGTTGCGTATCCTTGAGCTGCATTTAAATAGCCAGAGATAATTGTTCCATAGCCACTTACTTGAGATATTCTTGCATTAACCTCTGACACATAAGTATTAGCTTCTTCTGCCCCTGCTTTAGCTTCTGCCAAATAAGCATTTCCAGTATTAATCCTAGATTGAGATTCTTCTCTTTTAGTCCTAGCCTGTGAGAGTCTTGCATTTACTTCATTAGAATAGCCTTGGGCTATTGATAATTTAGATTGAATTTCAGCTAAGTACGCATTTGCAGTAGACACATATCCTTGTGCTGTTCTTGTATATCCACTTGCTGTATTTATATACCCTTGAGCAATACCCCCATATCCATTAGCAGTATTTATAAAACCTTGAGCCGTGTCATTAAAACCCCTAGCTGTATTTCCATATCCTGCCGCTGTTTGCAAAAACCCATTTGCAACATTAACTTGAGCATTTACTTGCTGAACTCTTGCCGATACTTCTGATACATAACCTTGTGCTTCTGAAATAGCAGCGTTAGCCTCTGATATAAAACCATTACCAGCATTTACTTGAGAAGAGGCAAGCTCAATATCTTCTGCTGTATTAGAAGTAACAGCACTATCAAATTGAGTGTTGGCTAATTGAACAGCTGTGTTAACTCTATCTACTGCAGTATTAATTGCTGTCGTTGCGGTATCTATATCTGAATCTACCAATGTAACTGCTTCGTCTAATTCAGCATTTGCCAACGCTACCTCAGCAGCCATTTTATCTACTTCTGTATCAGCTAAATCTGTTTGCCCATTTGCTAAATCTATTTCTGCAGACATTTTGTCTACCTCAGTATTTGCTAGGGCAACTTCTGCTTTTGCTAAATCTACTTCTGCGTTTGCCAATACTATTTCAGCATGAGCGTTGTCAGCTATAGATAAGCACTCATCTATTTCCGCATTTATAGCTGTTAATGCAGTATTAACATCTCCTTCTGAGTCTGTTTCTCCTAAACTTAATAAATTATCTGACTTATCAAACTCTGTATTTGCGAGACCTACAGCGGTATTAATTCTACTAGCGGCTGTTGCAATAGCAGCTAATGCTGTGTCTACGCCTGCATCTACTTGAGTTTCGGACTCTCCTAATTGCACTACAGCGGCATCTACTTGAGAATTAATTAAGTCACAAACTGCTTGAGTTTCATCTAATTCAGTATTAATAGCCGTAAGAGCAGTTGCAATCGCTCCAGAATTATAAGCTCCTAATAAATTTTTTGACTCATCAAATTCAACGCTTGCTTCAACTATTTGAGCTGGAACTTTATCAAACTCTGTATTTGCTTCATTACATATTTCATCTACTTTATCTAGCTCTGTATTAATAGCTGTTAATGCTGTTGCAAAATCAGAAGAACTATCTGTTTGCGTTGCAATCTCATCTGCTTCTGCATTTGCTAGCGCTATTTCTGCTAAAGCACTATCTGCAGAAGAATTAATTAATGCTATTTCCGTATGAACATTATCAGCTATAGTTAATGTTTCATCTAATTCTGTGTTTATAGCTGTTAAAGCTGTTGTTATATCGGAATTAGAACTTTTATCTCCTAATACATTTTGTAAAGTTTTTACAGAGGCATATAAAGGTACTAAGTATTCATACTCATCTGGAAAGTTTCCTATTGCAGAGTCTCCAAAAGCTACTGATGGATTATTTACTTCTAAGTACTTACAACTACCAGAAGCAGGCAACGCATTTAACTTGCCATTGTATACATAATACACAGGGTCTGTAGTTGTAGCTGCGTTCATATCGTCACTATCAGATGCTCTACCTCTTAATGTTGGAGGTATTAGTCTACAAGGCTGTTCTATAGTTCCATCACTTCTAGTTACTGATAATACTTGAGCAGAGTCAAGAGTCTCAGCCTCACTACCTACTGCAGTACTTGTAAAAGTATCCTCAGTAGCACAAAACATTTTTAAATTTGGTGGCATAGCATTTATAACTTCCATAGCACCATCCGATAAGAACTGACTTAGTTCTGTTTGGGTTGGTGCACTACTACCATCTATACTTAAACTTGTTAACGCTTCTACCTGTGCTTCAAATGTTGCCATTAGCCAATACTCGCTTGTTTAACTCTATCTTTCCATATTTTATCTTGTCTAGATTTTTTATCTTTAGCCATTTTATTTATATGGTCATCCATTGATATAGTTGAAAATTCCATGTCTGTTCTCTTACCAGCCTCACTTCTCATAAACATTGTACTAGTAAATTTAGGAGAAGATGCTCTCTTCCCACAGTCTCTACAATAAAACCAACCTTTTGGATTTGGTGCTTCACAATGTTTGCAATTCATATTTCTCCTTTAGATTCGGGGGCTATCTTTTATTGACAACCCCCACAGTTCTAATTACTGTTAACTTTATTTAGTTAGTTTATGATGTAGTAAAACCATCGTTAATAGATGACATACCAGAAGCTACATATTCGCCAGCAACGAACATTATTTCTAAGTAATCACCTTTTTGAGATGCAGCTTCTACAAGAATATTAGATACTTGAGTTCCTGCAGTTGAGTTACCAACATCGCCACCACCATCAAAAGCCACTAAACTTATGATAGCACTACCAGCTGCAATCGTAATATCTGCAGTTGGCGTTTCTTCTTCTACAATAAATTTGTAGTAGACGCCATCTTCACCAGTAGCTGCGGTTGGAAGAGTTATTGAATAAGCTCCACCAGCAGAATCAAGCATAAAGACCTTACCGCTATCGTCATTAGTTAATGTACGAGCAGCAGTAATCTTTTCTACTTTTTTCTTGTGACCAAAAGTTGCACCACTATTTTGTTCTAAATAACTTGCTCTAGCCATGATTATACTCCTTCTAAGTTAAGTAGATAATGAGTCTCTGGGATAGACACTTCTAAACCAGCTTCTGTCATAATCATATCTTTACGAAGGTCTTCATCAGCAGACTGAACATTAGTCATAATTTGAGTATCACGATTAACTCCATTACCAACTAATGGTCTGTAAGCAACATGGTCTAGGTCAACCATCATTAAGAAACCAGAAGAGAATCCTCTAAATAGAGGTTCTTTAACTAGGTTCATTGTACCGTGAATAGTTTCAACAGAAAGTATTCTATGTCCATAAGAACCTTGCTTTTCAGATAGGTTATAACGAAGGTTTGAAACATCATTAACTGCTGTAGATGTTCCACTCATCATTGTAGTATTTAAGAAAGCATCAGCACCAAGTTTATTAAAAAACGTAAGTACTGGCATACTAGCAAGAGCTAACTTAGAATCATTTCCTCCACGAGCAGGGTCATATACAACTTCAAAATCAGATAAGATTCTGTCGTATGTTAATTCACCAGCTGTTGAGCTACGAAAGTAAGGTGCTCCAGCGTTATAGGTTAACGCAGAATCATCAATAACAGAAGTACCATTTTTAATTACATGGCCACAAATACCTTCCGTGTATTGTATTCCACCAACAGTTGCTTGCTGTCCAAAAAGCATAGCTCTTTCAATATCTACTTTATGTTCACGAAGTTTATTATTCCAAATTCTTTGGAACTCATCTGCGTAACCACGATATCTTGTCGCTCTTGCTGTGTTAGACATTTCACATGCTGTTTTAAAAATCTGAGTTAAACCAACATCAGTTTCTAGTTCTTCTGAGAATACATCTGGTGCTCCAGAACCTTCTGCAAATGAAGTACCAATTACTTGACACTTAGTATTGTCAGTTCCAGTTTCTGCACCATCAACAGCAGAAATTGTTTTACCAGTAAAAGTACTTGTAGAACCAGCATCTACTGGAGATGTTTCAACACGAACAATGATTGTCTCTGGTGAATTACTTTCTGTATAGCCTACTGCAAATACCATACCTTTTAATAACCAGTCTACTGACGCTCCACCAGAAGTGTCAACTGAATATGTTAAGGTAGAACCAGCAGCTGGAATTGTATGATTGCCAGCTAATAAGAAACTTCTATCTGTCATAGAAATTTTAGTTCTATCTTCTAAAAATCGAAATTGAGGGTCATCCGTTGGGACTTTTGCTACCTTAGAGAGATACACGAAGAATGGTGATTCCTCTGGAGCTAGTTCAGCCACACGGTCTGAAAAGTTGAAAAGTCTCCGAGTGTGATAGCCAGAAGCTGCACTTCCCGGAGTTCCAACATTAACAATCCCTTGGTTGTTAGTTGCCATTTAAGACTCCTTGAGTTTTATATTTTGTTACGATTTGAAGCACCCATAACTCCAGCCCAGACATCTGCAATTTCGCTTGGTTTTTGTGGACTACCACCCTGTACGACACCAGCCGTAGGAGCAGTACCTTGAGCCTTTTGAACAGCCTCTAGATTAGGAGAAACTTTTTGTTCTCCACCTCTATGTTTTCTATATACGTCTACCAACATATCCAATGGTATATCTTCCTTTGGTTGTGTTGCAAATTGTATAAAGTCATTAGCCATTTGTGGGTCATCAAAACCATACTTAGTGTTTAATTCTTGCTTTAAGTTATTAAGTGCCATTTGCTCTTGCATACCAGAAAACTGTTGTTTAACAGCATCGTTTACTAGAGCTTTTTCTTTGCTTACCCTCATCTCATAAGAAGGTGAGCCGGGTTTGTAATAAGCTTCCCAAGGGTCAAAAGAGTCTTCTGTCAATTCAGTCTCTTGTTTTGGCTTATTACTACTACCGCTTAGAGTGTTTTTCATAGCTTCAACTACGTCGGGTCTATTATTTAGAACCTCGCCTAGTTGACTATATTTGCGTAATTCTTTAACTTCATTATTTAACCTATCATATTCAGCGGCTTTTTTATCGTACATAGACTGAAACTTTTTTGAATCATCTACGTTAGGTTCTTCTTGAGCCTGCATATCTACAGGAGCTTCACCCACCACTTCTGGTTGAACAACTTGTTCTAAAACTTCGCCTTCGACACCAGCTATTTCAGTAGTATCCTCGTGTATAGCGTTTTCCATTTATTCCTCGATTTCTTTTGTTATTAGCATCACCTATTAAAGATGTCTTAAAAGCAGAACCGGGGTATAGTCCCCACTATAATCTGTTTTAATTTTGTACTGAAAGGTCTTGTTCATTGTCTACAATTCTTTTTAAATTATCTACTTGTACTTTATTTTTAAATTTTGTATCGTTCGTAATTTCATGAAGTTTAGTTTTGAACTTCTCAGTTTCGACTCGCTTTCTAGAGTTGACTGACTCACGCTCTGAGGTTTGCAAATCTCCACTAAGTTTCTTAATCTGTTCTTCTAATTGCTTGACGTATGACTGCAATTGAGCCATCTGTCCTTTTCTTTTCAGTACACCTTCTTTGTCAAAGATTTCAGTTTTCTTTAAAACCTCGACATCGTCTACCAGATTCATTTTAAACGCCTCTAGGTACATATTATATTCTGCAACCCTATTTGACGGTAACGTAGAACCGGATATAATCCTCACATCATAATGCCCAATGGTGATATCATTTACTATGGCATTAATTTCTTGTTGTTTATTATCGTACATATTTACTGTAAATTCAGTAATATCATTATTTGGCTGTACAATCCTAAAAGTTTTTTCGTAAGTATAATGGTTTTTAGCTAGGTTGTATATACTTTTACCTAACCTATTTAAACTACCTTCAATATCTCTTAACTTAGATTTACCACGAGTCTCTCCCATTTCTGCAAGCATAGCAGTACCACGAACTGTTTCGGGTGCTCCTTCGTTAAAACCTTGCATAAGTTCTGGAATACCAAGACTTAAATCTATATAATGCTCTATCCTACTAATCAAGTTATAAAACTCGTTAGACAATGATTGAGGGGCAGGGAAATGAGGTGCTCCAAATTCTGGATTATATGCTATTACTGCGTTGGGGTTTGCCCAATCTTGTTCCAGCTGCCCCAAATCATCTACACTACCCTCTGGAACTAATAACTTAAGTCCAGCAGAGGCTTGTGCGTGGGAGAGAGTGAGAGAGAAAAGTTTGTTTAGTAGTCTTTGAGAATCTTTTATCTTAGATATATCAGACTTAGGATAAGGAGTCCCTGTCCATATATTAGGAACTGGGACTATTGGATATATGTCTGTATTTAAGATAGTCTCATATAATAATATTTCACCAGCCGTAGCTGTGATTTTAATTCTTGTTTGCTTAACTTCTACAATTTCAATTAAGCCAGCCTCCATAAGAAGGACTACTTGTTCTTGTTGCACAAAGGCTGTATATTTTGCTTGGTCTAGTATAACCTCAGAGCCATCCTGTTTGTTGAATACTCTAAAGAAAGGAACTTTAACTTTAGAGAACCTTTCAAGTATTCTATACTTATTAATCCTATGAAACTCTAGATTATAAGTTGTGTCTGGTGTAAAAGATACTGAGCTATTACGCTTATTAGAAGTAGGATAGTCCTCTTCTTCGTAGTAAGACTCTATATCTTCTAGGTATGGCTCAACCTGTGGGTATAAATTAACCAGCTGGTCTTCTGTTAAGATGGTAGACAAGATAACACCAGATGCGTCATCCATATAACGATTTCTAGAAGCAGGGTCTACATAAACTCTAAATGGGTCTATGTATGTATATTTTACTTCTCCACGCCCAAAGTCTGCTTCTGGGTCTATATAAGCATAAAAGTAACCCATACCAGCAGTTGCATAATCATGCACGGCTTGTTTAAATTGTGTATCACCGTCTGATATATCCCAGACATATTCAAGTAATGTTCTCCAAACATTAGCCATTCTACTGTCTGAGTCTTCTCTACCAACTGCACTATACTTAGGTGCTCTAGAAGTTAGTAGTGATTTTAATTTTTCTATAGAGGCGTATACTCTGTCAATAACAAAGTCGCCTTGACCAACCGCTCTTAATGCATCAGACTCTTCTTGTGAGTAATGATTGCCAAGAAAGAAATCTATGGACTCTCTAGCTTCTGTATCCCAATCAGACCTAGCGTCCCTCCACATTCTCCAAAGTTGTTTATTTACTTCGGAATGTTGACCTTCGTTTTGCTCCAGCTCTCTTATACTAGAAATGGTTACACCTCTTTATTTTATAACTTGCACATAATATACAGAATAATACCCAAATTGACAAGTATTATTTTATGTTTTTAATCCAGTAATCCAAGATATTACTTTAGTTGCCTTAGTTTTCCTCATCCTTTTTGAATTGTCATCTAAAAACTCAGCAGCTTCAAACTTCTTACTTCTTGGTGGTCTGGCATTATTGATGGCATACCAAAGTCCATCTAACACATCATCATGCTTTCCTTTTGGAAATTGAAACATTTCATCTACCAACTCTACATGTTTGCGTTTTATAAATAACTTGCCTCTATTGACTATAGGAGCTAGTAATGACTCAAGCCTATCTTCTTTTTTTATACCAGTAGGAGGTCTAACACCTAATGCAATACCGGGAGCAACCTTTCTATCTTTACCAGACATCTGGTTGACAGCATCTTTGATAATTCC